NGCCCTTGTCCCAGCCAATGCGGTGGAACCCCGGCCCCACCACAGATATGCCCGAGAAGCATTCTCGCCTCATTACTTGCATCATTTGATTCCAGTTTCGGTGTCACCTGATTCCATTCCACTTTCTCGTTATGCACCCGCATCGAACCCGGACTCGGGCGACCGTGTTCTTTCAGCCATTTTTTTATGTGAGTTTCATTCGCACCTTTGAGTAAAATATCCCAGATGAAACTATTCAAGAGTCTGGCCCGCTCAATCCGGGAAAATAAGAAGCTCTCATAGTGATGTAGAAAGTCGAATAAAATTAGCAGATCGCTCCTGCCCCTGTGGGCGTTCGAGACCTTGTTGATTGCGAAGAAGAAGGAGTCACCGACCAGTTTGCCATAGGTCTTGCTGTAAGGCTTTCTGTCAAGACCGATGACTGAAAGATACCGTCCTTCTTCAACTTCTGTTATTCCCTGCTCTTTCTGCCATTTCTTTATGAATGTATCGTCGGTCGCTGTTGTTTTGACCCCATAATTGGATTTTATTTTCAGACCGATGGTTTCGCGGCAATTATCGGGGTTTGTAAGAACTTTTTCAATAGCATAGGGATCAAGATACCCCAAACGAACATGACCATCTTTCTCATTAACAAATGCGGGGTAAGCCTGTTCACCAAACAGAGGCAGATCGCGTGCCATATCAGGCACAAACAAATCCATATTGTTCAATGGGTCATTCCAGAACTCGTCTATAATTTCCTCGGTCTCGCCTTCTGCCTCAACAGTCACGCCCTCGCCTACGAGAAAATCCTTCTTTAATTCGATGATCCTGTGGGCCAATGGATTACCGTCGTAAAAACGCGTTGATAAATAAAGCATTCGCGACTGTGTTACTTCAGGAAGTTCCCTATCCACATCCCTACCCGTGATAGCACGCCATCCCAACTCGCTGTCGTTGTCAACCTGAGCCCCGACTTCTTTAAGTTTTATGGCCGCTTCCATAAGTTTCTTTGCTTCTACATTTACTCGTCTCTGGAATGCAGCCTGTGATCTCTTATTTTTCACCATATTATTGACCCCTCTGAATTATCGGAACTGATTATTGTAGTCGGAGTGGTTGCCCCGTGACTTGATAAAGTTTCCAGCTCTTGATTTTCTTCTTCTACAGGACCTTCGTCAGAATCCACACTAACGGCTTCGGTAAACTCGCCTTCTTCCAGGCAGGCAAAGACAGCGCCAGCCAGAGCATCGGCCATATCTTTCGAACCCCGACTTCCTTCCTCGTTTTCTTCCGGGTGGTCTACTTTCTTTCCGTTAATCAAATCAAGGTCCCTCAACTCAGTCCGTAAGAATCTGTGCGGATGACAGACTAAACGATTTGCATAGATAGTTTCTATTTTTAACTTATCATGTACTGCTTTGTCAATAAGTAAACGTGTGGATTCGATACCTAACTTGTTGGAAAGGGCTTGATGTATTGAGATAGACAGATAGATGTCCCAGGTCGCGGTCTGGAGAGTGGGGAACCTATCAGCAAGTAAAAGCACGAATTGCTTGATCTCTTCATAATCGAGTTCGCCTTCAACAGGTCTGAATCTATGGACCAGATCGGCATAAATATATTTTTCATCCCGGTGTGCCAAAGCGATACCGAAGCTGTCGTTTCTGGCAGCCGGGTCCATATGCAGATGATAAGTGAATTTATCCTGACCGTGAAATTCATCCCGTAGAGTACCGTCCGGTTTGACCGGATTGAGAATCTTCATCTCTTTGGCCCGCTCGAAGATAGCGTCAATTTTCTTCCTGTCTTTATAATATTTCTCTAAGGCCCTTGATGGTTGGCAGCCGTAATCTCTCCAGAATCCTTCGGGGTTCTTTCGCAGTTCAGCCTGTAGGATCGGGCTCGTGAACGGCAGATTCGGATTCATTTCCCATGTGGTCAGCCAGAACCCCAGCATGGTCGGTTCGACTTTGGATTTCTCATAATTATCAACTATCGGGCCGCGTTCATGCACCGGTGAAGAAATAGAGACTACTTTGCCGTCCAGTCCGAACGGGGTCACGTTCCTGCTTATATCGGTGTACATCTTTTTCCCTGAGCGCTTGCCGTTCTTTCTGTTCGTGAACCTGTCGAGTTCATCCAACAGAACGACTTTGGATAAGGCACCTACAAGAGCATTTGAGCTTGAGTGGCCCGATTGCATCTTGATATTACTACCCTGGAAATGAAAGAGCGTGCCGGTTTTATACGGTGCAAGTTTTTGACAGTACGGAGAGTTTTTCGCTATCCGCTCAATATCGGCAAAGATGGTCTGTTGTGCCTGTTCCGCGTTCGTGGCTACGTTGAGTATAAAGACTTCTTTGTCTGCCGGCAATTTATAATGCTTCCTGAAATCGTCCATCCTAAACATTCGGTACTGTTCTATCCAGGCTATCGCCGCAGCTATAGGAGTTTTCCCGCCTTTCATCCCGCAGACCAGAACCAACTCTCTATAATCTTTCAAGCCTTTCCATGTGCATTTGCCAGCTCTAACCCATCTGTCAACTTTCTTCTGCTCATCAGGATCAAGTGCAATACCGTAAAAGCATTTTAGAATTATCTTTTGGGAAGGGAACAGAGGGAAGTTCAGATAGTTTGGACTCTCGCAGAATTCAACCTCATTCAAACTCAAGGTTAATTCCTTGCGGGCTTTCATCTCCGGTTGTGCCACGCCTTCTGATTTATTGTGCTGCTCCAAATACTCTGAATGTTCGGCACTGATTTCAAATGTCTTTGCGTTCGCGCATGTCTGTCTACAGCAACTCTGTCGCTTGCTTATCTCGCTCCATGAATAGCCCGCCTCAAAGTCTTTCTTAATGAGATAATATTTGAGTACTTTTTTGTAATCAGCAAAACTTCTGAATGGACCGTATGCCGGAGGTTTCCGCATTGTCATATTAGACTACCGTTTGTGTAAAATGTAGACTCCCGCGCCAGATTACAAAATAGACTGCGTAGGATTGATTTGCAACACACCGCTTTCCAGATTTTTTTTCTAATTTTTGCCTGAAAATTCCTACAAAAGCATGTTAACATAATAAGTATTATCATGAGTCAATGTAAATCCTCGTCGAGAAACCGATAAAGAAGGAAGGGAGCATTTAAAGGGGCTTGTATCGTGTGAGAAAACGGAAGGCGAGGCCGAAATAAAATCCTTTTTCGTTATTGACCCATTTCTCACCCTATCATTATAACTGTTACCGCGAAAAAGTCAAGAGCGAAAAGCATTCAACTACATTACTCAACATTCATGCTTCACATATCTACAGGTCACGCCATGCCCGCAACATGCATCTGAAACCTCAAAGGCCTAGACTGGTTAATCTCTTAGAATCTTTAAAGCCGTTTGCATAGCCTGCGTAATACCCCTTTTCACGAGCTTCGCGTGAGATGTGGCGCATCTCCACGTCCCAAGGAAGGAGTCGCATACGCTGATACGACCTACGTATGATCAGAAACCACCGTACAAAGAAGTTGAAAGGCAGTATGTGGTAGACCTTCACTTCACGATAGTAATCAGTATAAGAGAATCCGTAATACCACACGGGATATGTCTGCCCCTCTGTGCGCGTAACCTTGATTGGTATTATTTTCATTTTCGCTCCCCCGCTTCTTTGATTGCTTCCCAAATACAGTTAAGAGCATGATTGTGCAATTCGCTTCTTGGACGGTCAGTCTCTGTAAGTGCTTTTTCCGCTATCTTTAGAGCATCGAACATAAACGGGCTAGCCTTAATAAGTAAGACATTGGCTCTTGTTGCTTCCTCCGTATCAACTTGAAAGACATCGCAAATCCAGAAATGAGAGATGCCCGAAGCTGAAACGATCCTCCTGATGGGATATTCGCTATGCTGGACAAGCCAAGGTCCTTCAGTGAATTTCGGCATGTTAGGCCTCCTTTTCCTTGCGACGTTCCGAAAGGCTTTTAAACCTCATCCCTTTCGGCCTCTTCCCTTTCCGTTTGCCCTGCCACGGGCGTTGTATGCGGTTCAGTCTTTTCTGTGCCCGGGAGCGAATGGCGTCCCAGTCAAGCTTCTCGGGACTATTCGGTTCTGTTCTCTTTTGCGGATACTGACTTTCTATACTCGCGTTTTGATCTGTCATAAGACCTCCAATCTGCGAGAATCTTGCTCATCGTCGGCCTCAGTTTTCACACCAGAATTCTTTCTACATGGGTCTCGTTCCGCAAGGAATTCACCATCAAGCGTGTGATACTGCGTCACCTGACGGAAAACATCTTCTACTGTGCCTTCGCCCCGCGCAACTTCTGTTTCAATGACTTGAATTACTCGCGGCATAGTGCCTCCTTGAATCTATTTATT